CTACAAAATCATATAGAGGAGGCGTTAAATGAGACTAACTGAAACAGAAATACAAAGTCTACAAAACTATAATTACACAAGTAACTATCAGACTAAATACGAAACATGGTGGAATCGTAAAGAGTACTGGAAGGATATACAAATACATCAAAAACTAAGCAGCAAATTCATAGACGAATTTGCTGAGTATTTAGACTTTCAACTCATATCTTCAACACAGGTACTTTCAGAAGATACAATAAGAAAGCATTACGATCAACTAGATTGGCATGATTTATGTATGAAACAAACTCTCAGTCAAAGTTTCATAATTGAGTTTATTGATTACATTGATTGGGATATGGTTTCATACTATCAAAAATTATCTAGAAAATTCTTAGTCAAATACAAATGGTATTTGAATTGGTGCAATGTATTTAGAAATAAGGAAATTTCAGATAAGGTTAAGGAAATGATTATAGATAGTATAAAGTACTAAAATGGAGATACAAATATGGATTACAAAACTATAACTAAAAGTACTACTATGAAAGAAGCTGAAGAAATTCTTAATTCAAATGGTATAAAGACTCCATTTGGTTGGGAAATAGCAATTGGAATGTTACTAGAAGGACATGATCATATAGAAATAGAGGGTTACGGCTCATCTGCAAACTTTATTCTAGTAGATTAAAACGAACAATAAAATCCATTAGAATAAAAAATAGAAAGATGAGATTTTATGATTAAAGAACTTTTTACAATGTCAGTTTTAGTATTTTTCTGTTCAAGTTTAGTCAATGTAGTTATTTCTACTATGAAAACAGTATTGACTGTTAAAGCTAGTAAACAAGTAGCTACATTTATCAACTGTCTAAACTATACCATCAATACTGTTATCATCAAACAAATTTCAGAATGTGATGTATGGATTGCTGCCTTAATTACTTTCTTTACAAACCTAATAGGTGTATACTTTGCACTTTGGTTGATTGATAGATTTAAGAAAGATAAGTTATGGAAAATATCAGTAACTATCAAGGATATTGAAGTACTTTATAAGGTTGTAGATATCTTAGATACTAAAGATATCCCTTATACTTATAGATCTATCTACTATAGTAAGATGAAAAAAGGTGGACAACTTGAAATCTTTGCTAAAGGCAAAGAAGAGAGTAAACTAGTAAAGGAAATCTTAGAATCTGTTAAGTGTAAGTATGATATAGTAGAAGCTATAAGAACAGAATTATAAAAAAGACTAAAGGGAATTAAATCTCCCTTTAGTCTTTATTTTTTTTTAGAATTCTAGTTCATCAGCATGGCTACTAATCCAACCACGATAGTTCTTAGTTAGTTTACATACTGCAGATCTAGGATCATCCTTAAAATGTTCTATGTATTTAACAAAACCACTATGTTCAGGATGTTCATATAAGTCAATCTGACCACTATGTCCTATAACAATAACCTTACAGTCATCATGAATTCTAGTTAAAACTTTCTTTAACTGATCACCATAGAAATTCTGTGTTTCATCAACTATTATAATCTTATTTTCAAAGTTACAACCACGTAGATAACTATGTGTTAATACATCGATATACCCAGTACCTTTCTTTTGGTTCATTATATCCATCTGATTAACAGTTGTATTAACATCTACATTTAACTTGTTTAATGCTTGAAAGAAAGGTTCAAAATAAGGTGCTGATTTTTGATCGATGTCACCAGGAAGGAAGCCTATTTTGCTTTCTTGGGTAGGAGCAGCTACATAGACAATACCTTTATATAATCCGTATTTTACTAACAGATTAGCAGTAGCAGTAGCAATCATTGTCTTGCCAGTACCTGCTTTTGCATCAACAAAGATTATAAGCTTTTCAGGATTCCAAATAGCATCTCTAAATGCAGTTTGTTCTTCATCTAAAGTTAGTCCATAGAAAATATCGTACTTTAGATCACTAGGAGGATTCTTCTTAAAATCCTCTTCTCTATAATAGTCTCTTTTTGCCATAGCTTTATAAGACTCCTTCCGTATTATAAAAAATAAGTAATAGTATTATGTTTACATTATTCAATTTTTATAATTTTTTGTTTTGAGTGAAACAATCTTTAATGTTTTATATGTAAAACTACCAAACAACATTCAATTAATTCAATAATTACTAAAGGAAAGGAGGAAATCTTTTCGTTTATGAATACTACTTCAAATAATTCCTATATCATAGATGCTCAAACTGATAACAAATCTTTTAAACGAATGTATAAAATCCTGAAAGCTTTAGGTATAAAGAATAACAAATTCTTCCTAAAACTTTATGATAAGACCTTACAAGGTGTAAATCCTAGAGATGAAGCTAACTTAACTAAAGAACAGAAAATACGTATTTTAGCTGAAATTAGACGTAACCCTTGGTATTTCTTAAGAGAAGTTGTTATCCTTGATGTCGCTGGTGGTAAAAAAAGATACGAATTGCATCGTGGTAATCTTGCTATTACTTGGTGTATGGTTAACAACTTCAACTCTATATCACTACTACCTCGTCAGCATGGTAAAACCGTATCATCTTTATGTATGTTTGAATGGTTTTATAGATTTGGTACATTGAACTCAAATATCCTATTCATGCATAAAGACTTTGGTGGTAGTAAGAATAACCTAAAAATCATTAAGTCTATAGATGAGAACTTACCATCTTACTTAAAAACTAGAGATAAACGAGATGTAGATAATCTAGAGTATATAACCAATACTGCTACTGGTAATACTATTCGTGCATTATCTTCAGCTACATCAGCTAGTGAGTCAGATAAACGTGGTCGTGGTCTCACTGCACCATTAGTAATGTGGGACGAGTTTGCATTCCTTGGCTTAGGGTTTTACGGTAGAAATATCGTATCAAAATTTCTTTAATTGTTGGAAATTCTATATAGATAATCAACAGCTAAATTTTTCTTTTAATTCTAATTTCATTTTAAACTATGGGAAAATATACAACTGAATGGTATATTTCAAGTCTTGATGATTCTCTTAAAGAGGAATATGAAGTTCTTGGTGAATATACAAAATGTCATGAATCAATAAAAGTTAAACATAAAATTTGTGGTAATGTATATGATGCTCCTGATGCTAATGACTTTAAACGCCATAAAGCTAATTGTCCAAAATGTGGAGCCATTAACAGAATTATTAATAGAAGTAATACACAAGAAGATTTTGAAAATAAAGTATTTGAATTAACTGGTGATGAATATACTGTTATCGGAGATTACATTAATGAACATAGAGATATTGAAATGAGACATAATACATGTGGTGAAGAATTTGAATGTACTCCTTCAAATTTTATATATCCTGCATCTGGCAGAACTATAGGAACTAGATGTCCAAAATGTTCCGAGATAAGTAGACGAAAAAATAAAACTACTGATCCTAAAGAATTTAGAAAAGAATTTGAAAAGATTAGTAAAGGAGAATATGAACTTTTATCAGAATACACAAAGATAAAAGAACCTATAACTGTTAAACATGTTTTATGCGGAGCTGAATATCCTATTATAGCAAATAGATTCATTAATGGAGATAGATGTAACTGTTTATTTTCTAGTAAAGCAGAAGATAAAATTCGTAATTGGTTAACAGAAAACTCATTTAACTTCATAGCAGAAAAAAGATTTGAAGATTGTAGAGATAAACATACTTTACCATTTGATTTCTTTTTACCAAATTTAAATATTTGTATTGAATATGATGGTATTCAACATTATAAACCAATAGATTTTGGTTGTAAAGATAAAGAAAAAGTTGAGAAAAAATTTAAAACTATTCAGAAACATGATCAAATTAAGAATGAATATTGTAGAAATAATGAAATTAGATTAATACGAATTCCATATACAGAATTTGATTCTTTAGAAAGGATATTGGAAGAAGAATTAAAAGAAAATTAGTTTAACGACTATTACGTACATTACAAGTGTAATGGAAATAAGAAAAACCTATAATAATGGTTTTGATATAGTCTAATCTAGATAGAAATATCTAGT